CTATTACAGGAACTAAAGATGAAGTTGATTCTGATAACAATCCTATTTATCAAGGAATAGATCAAAGTAAACTTGTACCTTTATTAACCGCTGCATTACAGGAAGCAATAACAAAAATAGAAACATTAGAAACTAAGGTTGCAGCACTAGAGGCAGCTTAGTAGTATTAAATAAATTTTTAAAATTATGCTATTTAATGTCGTTTGCTGGCATTTAGCTTTTCATTTAAGGATAAGTCAAATATTATATAGGGAGATGGCTGATCTATATGAATTAGAAGAAACTAATCATAGATTGCTTCTTATTTTCAAAATAGAAAAACCACTAAAAGAAGCATCAGAAGGTGCTTGGACAAAACTTACAAAAGAGTTAAAAAAAACAAAATTATGAATTATTTTTTATCTTGTCCACCAATATATACATTGCCAGGAACTTGGACTGATCCCGATAAGATTGCTCGATGTAAGGATACATTAATACCTCATGGTAATTTAGGACAGGGTATAGCGTTTGCTTTATTTATAGGAGTATTATTATTATTCTTAATCCTTTATGGTTTATATATGACTTTTGGAAAGGGCGGTAGAAATTTAAAAGATGAAATAAAAGAACATGCCCGATTACATGAATTAGGAATAGCTCACGGACATGAGGGAGGAGGAGAAAGATTTAATTTATCTAAACAAGCTATGGAGAAAGACTATCCTCAACATAAGCATAGAAAATAGTTATCTTAATCCTCTGTCTCTACTACCTTTAAACCAATTATTACTTGCATTTTTTATTTGTTTTTCTTTGTTTTTACAATGAGGACAATCACATTTACCTTCAGCTGCTAATCTAGCCTCTATAAAAAAAGGTAAATTCTTCAATTTATACGTTTGCATGAAAAGAAGTATTATCTTTAATTTTATTATTTATACTTCCAATAGGCCATTCATTCCTGCTATTGTTCCGACAATAACAAAAAAGATAAATTCAAATAATGAATAATAAGGGCTGTAAAAAATTTTACTCATGCAAATACAATAGAGCCGGCATTAGTAAAAATGTAAACCGAAATTAGAATTGTGAAAAGAATGTGATTCATCGTGTTGGTTGATATACAGGAGTCATAACGCCACCGCCTTGATCGTCATCATCATCGTCGATAGCTCGTAATATTAGTTCTATTAAAACTAAAGAGCCTATGGGATATAAAACCCATAAGGCTGCCATAGAGGGGGGAAATGTAGAAGGATCGCCAAATCCCATTAGATAAAGCCAGGTATTAACTGACCTGTTGTGAGATAAGCTCCCACTGCAGCAATAACACCTAGCATTGCAAGTTGACCATTTAATCTTTCAGCAATAATTTTTTGCTTTTCGATTGGTTTTGAGTAAGAATCTATATCCATTAAACAAAACCTGGAATTAATTGTCCTGTAAAGCCATAGACTGTGCAGATTGCGATGAAACCCATCATTGCTGCTCGTCCTTGTGCTTTTAAGAAAATTTCTTTGTTGTTCATTAGAAAATTCCTGGAATTATATTACCTGTTGTTGCGTATGCACCAACTGCTGCGACGAATCCAAGCATTGCTGCCCAGCCGTTAAATCTTTCTGCTTCAGGAGTCATGATAAAAAAGGGGGTTTAATTTAAAAAATGCCAGGAATAATCTGACCTGTTGTGGAATAAGCACCTATTAAAGCTACAAAACCAATCATTGCCCAGCGTCCATTAGCTTTTTCAGCTTCTTCTGGGTAACCTTTGTAGTTTTCAATAACATCAGTGGTAGGTTCTACCGAATAGATGTTTTGGCGACCGCCACTTTCTGTAACTGTTGTCATTAGGTATTTATATCTTCTTAATATTTTATCAATGTTACACTTTGTAATACAAGTTTACATTACTTAACATATTAAATATATCCTATAAAAAAAACTTATAACCCTTATGCAGAGTGCTTTTCGGGAAGTATAGTTTCAGAGTTTTTATATTTTTGATCTGAATTTCTCACGGCTAAACCCTTAATAAAAGGTCTTCCTCTTTTACTAAACTGTTTAATTTCTTTTAAACCAAGTTGATTTTTACAGCAATCTAGTAATAGAGATATAAATCTTTTCTGTCCTACAGGTTTTGATCCAGTATCTTCGCAGTATGAGCAATAACTTGCATATAAATGAAAATTGGAATTACAATATCTTTCTTTTGATTCTTTAGCAGCAGGTATCTTTTTACCTACAGCAGCTACAGCTTTCTCATCATGTATGACTTCAGACTGTAACCACTCAACTAAATTATTGCTAGTCAATAAAATATTATTTCTAACACTTTTTAAATGATGTACTTTTTCATAAGTATCTAAGAGATATTCACGCATATCTTTAGTTTTCATTTCTAAAACCCAATTAACTAATCCAGGTAAATAACTCTTCCATAAGCCTTTTACCTCTCCGTTTTCCAGTTTTATCATCTCAATTGCCTCTGAATTTTTATCCCATAAAGGTCTATTAAATTCAATAGTTAATCTTCTCCTAGTTAATCCAGAAGTATTATCTGTTGTTTGTATAGGCTCATTTGCACAAACCATAACCATACCTGTATAAACGAAAGGCTCACCAACATTTTTATTTTTTTCCTCAAATCTTAAATTATCTCCACCAGTTAAGGCTTTAAATATTTGAGCTGAACCACCATATCTTTCCGAATCATTAATTAAAGTTAATCGCTTTCCTTTTATAGAAGCAATTTCAAATCTACTCTGCTCTAATTGATTTAAGGTTGTACTTGCATAATTACCATTACCTACCAATGCACAACAAAGGTTTGCAAAAGTAGATTTACCTCTACCTCCAGGCCCTATAACTTCTAAGAATCTTTGTAATTCATGGCCTTTACCAACAAGGCATGCTTTTAACCAAGCTCTAAGGACTTGAACTCTTTCAAAATCACCATATTGTGTCTTTTTTAGCCATTCAATTATTGGTCCTGATTCCGCTTGAGGATCATAATCAAAATCCAATCCCCAAGTTAAATAATGTTCTCTATCATGATCTAAAAATTCTCCTGTGCTCATTTCTAATACACCATTACGAAAAGCTAATTTATCAGGATCATCATTCCAATAAGGCTGTGTAATGTAAGCCTGAGTCAAATTGACTACATCAGAAAGTAAATGAGATGTAAAACCACCTGGGGTTGGGATATTTTCTCTTAAAAATAAATCTTGAACAAAATGCTTATATTCTGTTCTATATTCTTCTCTCCTCCAAGTACCTTTTGTTGATTGATAAAACATGAATGTATCATATTTAGGATCATATCTCCATCCACATTCAATAACCATTTGAGTAACATACTCAGCTAATTCAGAAGCAGGAGGTGTTTTAGGTCTACCTTTATTTTGAACTTTTTTACTAATTTCATTTAATTCTTTATCTGTAGGATCACCTAAAATTTCATTTAGTACGGTATCCACTACATTCTTTGAAACTATATGATCTTCTTCAAAAAGCTTTCTTGTTTTTTCTTTTAAAGCTTTACCACTTTCTACAACAAAACCACCTACATCTACATAGCCATCCTCTTTTGCCATAGCTCGTAAATGATGTAAACCACAGTGATTTTCTGGATTAGGTCCACCCTCTACAACTTCGAATGTATCCCACTTCTTCTCACATGCTCCTTCCTCAAAATTATCTGCTTGTTTTGACCAATCTATCCATTCTGATAAAAGAGTGTCATCAACCTGTTTTAAACACATTCCTATTTTTATCCATGAATCATATTCCTGAGCTCTTTCAGGATTTAAATGATCTAAATAGATTTTTGCATCTGTGATGTAAGCCTCTTGTTGATATTCAGAATCTTCTTCATATTCAATATTTACTTGTTGCGTCAATACACCTTCTTTTACAGGCTTCTTATATTTATTTAATGGATAAGATTTAGATATTGCTTCGTACAGCCATTGAGGAAGCTCTGGAGGGTTCTTTGCATACTCAAAGCCACCATGTGATGTAGTGAAGTAACCATCGGTATCTGGGTGGCTTCCCATGATAGCTCCTTGCCTTGACCTAAATAGAATCTCAAAAGAAGGAATTCCAATTTTTATTGTTGCTTTATCTGGTATGAGGGATAATTTTTCGGCAGGAACACTAAAAAGCATTCTTTGTCTTGAGTCTTTACCTGAAGATATTGTTAGTGTTGGTGGAAAAGCAGCTGATAAAGGCACTCCTGCTAGTTCTTCTAAATCTTTTATTGCTTCTGGTCCATCAATATCAACCCAAACTAAACCTCCTTTATTTGACCATACACCTGTAATTAATCCTATTCCTGTTGCCTTTCCCTGATCAAACTCGCATTTTATTTGATCTATCGTATAGGGTTGTGAAGTCCAACCAGCAATATAAGCTCTTTTACCTTGTAATGGTGTTAAAGCCCAATCTCTAGGGATAAAATCAAAATTTATCTCTCCGGCTTTTAAACTTTTTTTTGGTTCAGGTGTTGAAGTTGTCACTATTTATTTCTCTGTGTGTTTAGATAATCCAAATAGAGATTAGCTTCTATTTCTATCAGCGAAACCCCTAGATATAGGAAAATTTTCTATTTTCTTCCAATTTGACCACTAAATGTGGTGAATCCTATACCTAATCTATTGTGCATAGATTTCTATATTTGTCTATAAGTTGTCACCATCAATGCCCAGCATTTCAATCTCTCGCTCAATTTTCTCTGGTAATATTACTTCATAATATTTTTTTACAGTATCTTTCCACTTTTGTTTATATTTTTCTATAGTGTTCTTTTGTATAACAAACACCTGAGAAATTTCTCTAGTTGCTACGAATGTCATACATAATTCTGGGATGACACCTATTGTATGTTCTAAACCTAAAGCATATGCAGCTAATTGCATTTGACATTTTTGATATTTCATAAACCCAGCTCTTTTTTTACCAAATTCATTTTTAGGTGTTGAAGAGTCAGGCCATTTTGAATAATAAGGTCCGTTACTAGTTTTTAAATCTCCCAGTACAATTTTGCCTTTATATTCAGCAACAATATCAGGAGCTCCAGCCCATCCATGATGTTTCCCTTCTTTAAAACCAGGATGCCAAACCCTTGAGATACCGTCAGATCCTCTACACCATGCATAATCATCTAAATTAGCTGGATTTTCTGCCCAAATCACATTATCTAATTTACTTAAATTATTAGGTAATCCATCCCAAAATTGTGCTATTTCAGGATCATCAATTTCAGGATCTCTATCTACTCCTAAAAGGTAATCTTCCATTAAAGAGTGAACCTTAGTTCCTCTTGCTGCAGCTGCTTCTCTACCTCCGGGATTTTTTTTAGCCCATCTTTCAAGTGCAGCTTTATTTCCTGATGTTTCAGAAAGTATGGTAGTCACTGAGGGTAATTCACCGTATGGAGTCTTGTAATGACGAGATCCATTGATCGAAACCCTTGTGTCACCTTGTGATCTATAATCCAAGAAAGTGTATTTAAGGATGTAGGAAGGATAACGCCTATAAACTTTTAGTCAATCATGCTCTACTTCGGGAGGTTTTTCATCGAATACATTTTCAATCTTCGCAGCAAATTGTATGTTTTGATGATTAGCTACATGAAATTGAATTCTTTTATGTATATCAAATGCAGATTTGACTGCATCTTCAGGGCTAATCATAAGTTTTGAATTAGCTAATAAACCAGCTGTAAGCATAGTAATTGCTAATTCTTGAGGATTCATTGTAAAACCTCTTAATGATTTACCATTATCTGTGAAGGAAGATAGTAAGAAATCAAGATGCTCAATGTATTGATTTTGGTTTTCTTTTGACCCTGACATTATTCCTCCGTGTTGAAGATTTGATAAAGAGTAATTGTATTTCTTTTTATTATGGGTACTAGTAATCCTTCATCTTTCAAAGCATTAATTCTTCTTTGAATAGTTCTATGATTCCTATCAAATTTTTTAACAACATCAGTAATTGGAGTTAAAACAAAATGATTACCCTCAAACTCGGTTGAAACATCATAAAGATGTTTATGAATGTTTTTTGCAAGCTCATCCATAAGTTTAGTCATACTACCAGTTGTTGTCAGATACATAAGTTATAACAAGATAAATTTACTTTTTATTTTTCATATGCTGCTGATATTTCAAAATACTACTTTTAGCATCTTCTAAATTAGCAGTCCAGCAATCTTCCCAATTATGATTTTTACTTGGATATTTGTAAAGCACATGTCCAGTATTCCCATGCTTTAAACTTTTGATCTCATGTCCAGAAAAAACGATTGAATCAAGTACCTCACTAGGTTTACCTTTGTACTTAAAATTCTTGGAACTTGTCATTAGATATTTGTAAGTAACTTAAGAATATCCGCACTATATCCAAGGATCCGTTACTTACCTGTCGTAAAGTCTGTATCCCTCTACAGTTCCCATCTTTGTTAAATTTTTTTGCTCTCTAACCATGTCTATAAAATTTATTTCTTTCAATGACATTGCTGCATCTTCAATAAATTTATTAAATTTTTCTTTGGTTTTCATGGTGTTTTAGAATTTTTATTATTTTAGTAAAGGTTTACCTAAAATCAACGTCATATACCAATTCTTAATCTTTTTCTGAGATTGTAAGTCAAAGAAAATTTTCTCATTAAAAAGGATTTTTTAGGGGCTTTACCATTATTAGATTCTAATGATTCTCTGACTGCTTTCTTATCTGGTAATCTCTCTTCAATCCAATCTACTGTGGTACCATCAGACAGTTTTTGTATCATTGTAGTTTTATATAAACCAAATTCTTTTTTTTCATTTTCATCCCAAGATTTGTAATTATCTACTAATTTAGATTTCACTCTTCTAATTGTGGCTTCATATTTATTACCTGTAGGCATGCCATTTATTAATTGTTGTTCATAAGCTTTTTTTATAATGTTAATAATATTCTTGCGTTTATTTTTCCAATATTCTTGATTTTTTTTAAGTTCATTTATATCTTTTTCTCTAATTGATATTTGTTTATCACAGTCCTTAATTAAATTTATTATTGCATCAAATTTAGCTTCTTGACGAGATTTCAAAGAATCCCAAACATATTCCAATTCTTGTTTATCTTCTAGTTCTACTTCATCAGAATTTAATAAATCATCCACAAACTTTTTATTTTTTGAGATTTGATTGTAAGACAAAGGATCAGCCATAGAATAAAAAGTAATCTTTTAAATTGTAAGCATTGTACGGTTACTGTCAATAATGGAAGTAGAATAAAGAAAAAGACTTAATGTTATGTCAGCTTTCGAGTTAATTGAATTATCTTTTGATCCTGAAGATTCAAAACCTACTTTGGAAGATGAATTTACAATGACAATGATTGGAAAAGACTTAGAAAAACTAGAAAATCCTGAGCATTTACAAATAGCTAGTAAACAACTTTTAAAAATTATTTTACATAAACAAGGGATGATAAGAGCTTTATGTAAAAGATTAGTAGAATTAGAAACTGGACAAAATGTTACTAGAGTTCATTTTAAAGGCAAATGAGAGATAGAAAAACAAACAAAATAATAAAGTTAATAACAAAAGCCGATAGTTGTACTTCAAGAATTAAGGCACAAAAAATCATAAAAAAAGCAGAGAAGTTAAATAAACCCCTCTGCAAGAATAATATTTAATTTGTTTTAGGTTAAACCACCAACAAGAGCACCAGTTTCATCTCTATCACCTAAGTTATCAGCAGCAGGTAAAACAGCATTTGTAATGTCTACACCTGGCTTTAAAGCATTAATGCCAATCTCTCTTTCACATTGTTGAAAGAATTTACGTGCATAAACTTCTGGAGGACAAGTCTCATAAACATCTTCAAAATCATCAATAATAGATTCTTTTGCAGGCCAGAAACTTTCGATGGTATCTTCATCAGGAATGACCCATGATTTTGGTACAGCGATATCAGATTTTCTAGTTTCTCCATATTTTTCACTTCCAAAAGTTGGAGTCCAAATAACAGAGGCACACATCTTACTACCAAATCCTTGAGCACCCTTATCTCCAGTAGCATTAGAGTAAGCGACTTCAAGTTGCTCTAAGAATTGAGCATATTTCTGACATAAAATTTTAGCTGCTCCACCATGTAATGAAAGAATTAATGGTTTCTTGTGGAGAGGAGCACCTTTTGCATCCACTAAATAGCAAAGTACTAAACGTCTTCTTCTATAAGGAGGATTTTTATCTGGATGATTTTGTGCCCAAACATCCCAAAGATGGCTCATGTCAGAGTAAAGTCCTTCAATAGCACCTTTCTCTGCACTGTTTTCTACAAAGGTAGGATCATCTTTATAACCACCACGAAGAATGACTATACGTGGAGTTCTAATTAATAATCCATCTTCTAGCTTGCCATTATCACCAAATTCTTCCTGTGTATGCTCAGCATCTGGTAGTTGGGAGGGTTTACCGAACCATCCACATCTATCTGCATGAATATCTTTCAAAAAGATTCCAGGATTTGATCTTCTGTTAAGAATGATAAGCATTCCTAGTTCACGCATTTGGCGTGGATACTTTTCAGTATTTTTAAAACGGTCTAATACAGACATAATTGGTCAAATAATTTCGAAGTTTTTAAATCGGGAGTACCGACTTTCTTAGACTATCAAAAGGGAACTTCATCGGCTAGTGATTGATGTGGTTTATCTTTATTTTCCTTAACAATTTCTTTCACAGTATTTAAAATTTGTTTTTCACTTTCCTGTGCTTCCTGATTTTTGCCAAAGAATGCATATTGCATCGATCTCACTCTTATTTTGTATTTACTTCTTTTATTTCCATCTTTATCTATCCAAACTTCATATTTTACTGTGCCACCAATACTGATAGCTCTTCCTTTGAAAGCAAATAATTTTAATCTTTTAGCATCTTCTGACCAACTTTCACATTTAAATGCAAGACCATCTTGCCAAGTATGACCAATAGCTTTTTGAGGTGGAGCTTTAACCATCATTCCGAAATTAAATGCATCTTCACGTACCTGTTCGAAGATATGTCCTACATGACCTGATATAAATACCTGATTAAGGTTTACAGGCATTTTTAGACTGTCTAGGGGCTGTGTGGGGACAACATAAAGCTTTCCATCTTCATGAGGATATAACCTGCCATTAATAAGCATGTTAGTGCCTTCTGCATATCTACCAGCTGCACAAGTATCTTGAGCTGCAAAACTTGGTATTAAATATATAGGCACTGGAGTTGGTTTTTTACCACCAGTTGGAGGTATTTCAAAAAGCATGGTTCTGAAACCACGTTCAGTAGTTGCATCTCCTTTGTATTTTGCACAAATAGTAATGTTATTCATGATTAAACCTTTTTTCTAAACGATCATGTAAAATTTTTGTGACGTTTTCAAAGCCACGAGTAGCATGAGAACGTAGTTGCATGAAGCCATCCTGGAGTTTAAGCAGTTCTTCATCAGACATACTTTCTAACTTTTCTCGCTGTTTTATTTTTGTTGTCATAAGTCTTTTAGTGGCGAATTTATAATACTTGTATATCTTAATATGACAAGAGAGTGTTTTATTCTATTAAGTATTATGATGAACTCAACAAATGATAAATCGAAGGATGTTCAGAATTTTTTAAAAATAATTAAAGAAAAGGGTAAAGAAAAAGACATGCAGGATATGTTAAATAGAATGACTACAACAGATAAAGTGGATAATTTTTTACAACAAAATCAAATTAACGAGTTGATGGGAGGGCAAGAAATAGCAGGAGGATTTCCTAAAGTTTATAATCCTGCTGGTTTACCTGATGATGTGTATCAATCAATTATGCGTCAGTATAACAAAAAAGGATTTGGACCTTATACCACTGAAGACGCAATAAGAGTACAAAATTTTTATAGAAAAGCTTAAACAGAAAGTTTTTCTGAAAGTTGTGTAATAATACTTACGTCTATATCCATAAAAGGTGGTATTACACCTAAAACTCTAAATAATCCATCTGCAAAAGCCCCCATAAATATAAATCCTAATGTGGCACTAATCATTGAAGCGTTGCGATTATGCCTGTTTATTGCAATAGCAATAGATTGATCAATCAATTCTTGTATTTCTTGGTTGGACATGGACTTTTGTAGTGAAATTAGGTCAGCACAAAAAGCACTGACCTATGAGTTTTAGGGTGTTATCTAAAAATTATATTTGACCCCTAGTTTTGTACCCCATGTATTATCTGTTGTATCGTTTGTAACTACAGAAAATTCACCGTAGACATTAGTGCTATCAGCTATGTCGTAGCCACCACCAATTTTAGCTGAGCCTTTTGTTTCTGAGTCAGCATCTTTTGGGTTAGAAAGGTAAGGACCACCTTGTACATAGAAAGAACCTTTCTCTCCTACTGAATTTTCGTAACCTACATGTAGATCTACACCGTTACCATTCCATTCTGAACCAATATTTGTCTGGTTAAATTCACCATTTAAATAGAACCCAGCAAATGCAGGAGCTGAAAATGAACAGCAAGCTGCACCTGCTATTAAAAATTTGTTAATCATAATTGATTTGTTATTTTAAGAAATTGTACTCAATGTATTTTTAATATGCATGGATGTAAAGTGTTGATATGCAAACAAAAGACCCAATTGATTTATATTTCGAATGTATCTCATCCTGTTCAATACAGGGAGATGACAGTGTCTGTATAGAAAGATGTGTTGAAGTCCTAAAAAATCACGATGCAAAAAGTGACAATAATTAATGTGTCTCCATCCAATTTTTTCCTTCATTTACCTCTCCAGTAAGAGGACATTTTAAATTAAAGTACTCACCTGATTTTCGAAAACAATCCACAGCAAGTTTACTATAGAGGCTAACGTGTTGTGGTTTTACTAAGGCTTGTATCTCATCGTGGATATGAGCCACGAATGCGTAATGGATTGCCCAACGTAATTTATTTTTCTTACAATCTTCGTATAAAATACATGTTGCTTTTTTTACGCAAAGACTTCCTGTCGATTGAAGCAACTGATTTAGTGCTGAATGTCTAGACCTGATTTGTAGATGCCTTCCATCAATACCTACTAAATAACCCCTATCAGTAACTCTTTCATCAACTTTATCTTTTAATTTTTTAATAGCTGGTAAATTTTTATAAAATGTGTCAATTGTCTCTCTTCCTAAATCTTGTTGATCTTGTTGGCTTACACTTGGATTAAGGATAGAACCTACTCGATTTGGACCGCCACCGTACAACACGCTATAAATTAACCGTTTTGCTAATTCCCTTGTTGATTTTGTTATTTCTTCTTTACCATCATATATTCCAAACAATTTTGCGTTATGGGTATGGATATCAAAATCTTCTTTACTAACTAATCTTGAATATTCTCCACCATCAAAGAAAGCAAGTTGAGCACCTAATGCTCTAAGCTCTAATCCAGACGCATCACATCCTACCTGTCGCCATCCTGTAGGTGCATAAAACAAAGATCTACATTCTGAACCATAAGGTTGACCTACTCGCGGAATTTGGGCTACATTCGGACCCCGATGGGAGGCTCTTCCCGACACGCAGGCATTTGTAATGACTGATCCATGTATACGTCCATCACCATATTTTTGACTGTGTTTTAGCCAAGCTTCCTTTCCCTCAGATATCTGACCTAATCTTTTATTTAACATTTGATATTCAGACAATAATTTAGCTTCAGGATATTTTTTACCTAACTTGTCCAATACATCATCATCTAATTTGACATTACCTTTTTGGGTATGAGCGAATCTTATTTCAGGGTATTTAGCCTTTAATCTTTCATAAGTTTGTTTTCTAGATGCTGGATTAAATGTAGTTACTTTAGTTTTTAATTTTTTACCTGTTTTTTCTGAAAATCTTTCCTCAGATATTGGAGGGAATACTTCTTGTAATTCATCATCTATTTCTCCTCGTCTTGCTTTTAAAGTATTTACCAAAGCATAAGCTTTTCTTTCATCAAAAGGAAAACCAAATGATTCTTGTCTTGCCATTATTCTGGCAAAATCATGCTCTAAGTTAAAACATCTTGGGTCAAGACTTTGTGTCTCAAAATATTTAAAAAGCTCTAAAGAAACTAAAGTATCTCCTTCACAATACTTTTGCATTTCTTCTGACCAAACATCCCATCTTTCTTCATATTTATCAGCTCCTTCAAAATTTATTTTTTTTACATTTAATCGTT